GCACTTACTGGCTGAATGCCTGTGGTCTGATATACATACTGTTTACCAATTTCAGCATCACTCTCTGCCATCACTGTAATTGCCTGTGTGTTGAAGGTTAACTTTGAATCGGGATTCACAGTAACTAACACGGGTGCCATTGCTGGTCCTTTCTGTGTCATGGCCAACATAACCGGACGATCTAAGGTAATACTACCCATAGCATCTTCGATAAACTTGCCCATGATTTCATCACCTGAAATCAATTTGATTGTGACAATATCACCTACTGCGAATTTGTGTTTATTTAATAACATTATATTGGTCCGTCTCCATATCCCTGTCCATCCCACTGTTCGAAAAGTTTTTTCAATTCTGTAAATCCGCCAATTAATTTTCCATCTAGAAAAATTTGTGGAACTGTTCTAGCTGTCGGTACTGCTTCTAATAATTCTTCTCGAGTATACCCATCACCAATTTTCTTTTCTTCAAACTTGATACCCTTTTGCGTTAGCAATGCTTTTGCTTGATCACAATAGGGGCAATGATATTTGCTCCATACTACAGCTTTCATTCTTATTCCTTTCTAATATCTATTATATAGCCGGCAATTCAGCATAGTCGATATTTTCGCCCATGACACCGATAACATAGTTTGTGCTTTCTGTTTCTTGTAGAGCAGATTGCTTTTTACTGGTATCTGTGTGCTTGTTGAACCACGGAATTGGTGTTGATTTTGGCGCAGGCTGCAGATACTTGATACCAATATCTTTCAATGCGGCAACGGCTGTATAGTCTACAAAATCACGTAGAATATTAGCGTTCAATCCGATAACAGGACCTAACTTAAACAAATAGGTTGCCCACTCTTTTTCTTCGCGTATGACATCCATATAAAGTTGGTAGACTTCTGCTTGACATTCGTCTCGAGCTTCGACAAATCGAGCGTCCTCTTTGACCACTTGATTGATCATATAGGCAGTCCATCCTTTGTGTAAGAGTTCATCTTGCAGGATCAAACTGATAATGTTACCATTGCCAATAAAGATTTTATTCTCTACCATGGCCAGGCTTGTGGCAAAGCTAACCATAAAGCGGAAGGCTTCTAGAGCATAACTTGCGTGTAGGGCCAACCATACTGCTCGAACATGTTCTTTTTCTGTGACTGCTTGTCCAAGTTCTTTGCGGCAGTTGATAACGTGCAGCTTGTCATAGTAGTTCCCTACTGAACTGGCCATGTCTATAATTTCTTTAGTATCGTGAATAGTGGCAAACACATCCTTTGGCACGTTGTAGATATTGCGGATGATGTGGCTGTAGCTCTTTGAATGAATGTTGGTTTCAAAGAAACCCCAATTGTACATCAAGGCTTCTACTTCAGGGAGACTGCAAACAGGAGTGAATACCTGTGTTGGTCCGCGACCTTGTAAACTGTCTAGTGCTGTCTGACGTAGTAGGTTACTGGTAAAGATATGTTTTACAGCATCACTAGCATCTTTAAAGTCATTTGAATCTTTAGTAAGACTAATCTCTTCTGGTTGCCAAAAAAATCCACGTGCTGTGGCATCAAAGTCTGCAATCTTTTTATATTTTACTTCTTCAAAGCGTTGGATAGTAACTGGACCTGCTGGATCCAAGAACATCTTGCGATTGAGATAATCTGTTTTTGTTGTTAGGTTGTATTGTTGTTTGCTCATAGTTTACATGCCTCGCAGTCTTCACTGTCTTCGATTAATTCTCTTTCGTTATGGAACCCGTTGTAATGTACTTCGGGGGTGGCTTCGGCCATTGCTTTACTGCCTGCTTTGTTTATTAGGCTGTAGTAGAATGTCTTCAATCCCCACACATGTGCCTGCATCAAGTTGCGAGCAATTAATGTGGTTGGTACTTTACGATCTGCCCAATGCGCTGGATTGTAGAATGTGTTGGTTGAAATTGATTGATCAACATAGGCAGCAAGGACTGCGGCTGTTTTCAAATAGCCGTCACAGTCTTTCTGTTCCCACATCATTTGATATTTGTTTTTTAGTTTATGGTACTCAGGAACCACTTGTACAAATGATCCTGCTTTGCTTTCCTTAACTGAAATAAGACTCATAGGCATTTCAATGCCATTGGTTGAGTTAATGACAACGCTTGAACTTTCTACTGGAGCAATGGCCATTAATGTGGCATTGCGTACACCGTGCTGCTTCATGTTGCCACGTAGTGTTTCCCAATCAAGTTCAGGAGCAAAGTCTGCAAGTTCATTCACACCCTTGGCACGTAGTTCCCAGGGGAATACTCCTTGACCGTATCGTGTTTTGGCACTCTCGCTACAGGCTCCTCTTTCTTTAGCCAGTTCCACCGTGGCTTCTGTTAGATAGTAGGCTTGGTGTTCTATCCACGACTTAACTTCTTGTAGAGCATCTTTTTCGCCATACTTGAGTCCACGCTTGGCATGCCAGTAGGCAAGATTGGTTACACCAATGCCCAATGGCTGTATCTCATCATTTGACAACTTGCTCTGTATACTCAAGAAGTCTTGATAGTCAAGAATGTTACACAGGCTACGCTGTAGAATCCTACAGGCTCTACGCATGTCCTCTGGATTACGGAACGATCCCCAGTTGATAGATCCCAGTGTACATAACGCTATGCGTCCACTATCGTCGTCTAATCGCTTAAATGAACGTGTGGGTAATAGGATCTCACAGCACAGGTTACTTTGATAAATCGTATGGTACTCGGGATCAAAAGGTCCTTGGTTCATGACATTATCAATAAATACGAGATATATTCGACCCGTATCTGTGCGTTCTTTTAGTATACCACTCTTGAACACTTCCTCGGCGCTCATCGTTTTCTTACGGAGGCCTTTTTGTTTTTCGTATTTGACATAGAGCTCTTCAAATAGTACTGTGTTTTGGTAAAACGCTTCGTACAAATCCGGTACTTCGTTGGGATCAAAGAAGGTTATGTCTTCTCGGTTTCTAAATCGTCTCCAGAAGAAAGCACTAAGCACAACCCCATAATCCATATGACGGACTCGGGTTTCTTCGGTTCCTTGATTGTTTTTAAGTACAATAAGATCATCAAACTGATGATGCCAAATAGGATAGAATACAGTAGCACTTGCATTACGAATACCTCCTTGACTGCAACTACGCAGGTCACCAAACCATTTTTTCAGGAATGGTATCATGCCGGTGTGCATGATCTCACCACCTCTGATGGGACTACCTAACGGACGAAGACGTCCAATCTCTAGACCAATGCCAGCTCGCTTGCTGGCATACTTGGCCATCATCTCACCAGAAGCAAATATGCTATCCAGATCGTCGTCACTGCGGATAAGAACACAACTAGAAAACTGTTTAGTAGGAGTGCCGAGCCCAGCCAGCACAGGTGTAGCAAGAGTAAACAAACCATCGGATGCCGCACCATAGTATTCTTTAATGTAACGCATTCTTGCGCTATTCGGCTCCTCTTTATGGAACACAGTTGCTGCCGCAACCATGTATCTAATTTGTGGAGTTTCATATGTCTGTTTTGTACTACGGTTCTTAACCAAGTACTTCTCAATTAACTGTTCAATAGCAGCGTATGAATATGTTTCATCCTTTTCATGATCTAACATGTCATTCATCTTGTTCCAGTCATCCTCTGTGTACCACACAAGTAGTTCTGGAGTGTACAGACCAGTGGCCACATTTGTCTTGACTATTTCATATAGGCTAGGAGGCGTATAACTTCCATAGACATCTTTACGCAACATGCTGACTCTTTGCTTACCTGCTACATACTGGTAATTAGTATGACCTACATCTGGATTATTTTCTACGTCGATGAGATCAACAATGGCTCTTAGAGTAATTTCGTCTACTTCTCTAGTTGTGATGCCATCATAAAAATGTGGCTGTGCTTTGATCTCGATCATGCTTTGGCTAACATCTGCGATACCGCTACATACTTTTGCCACCTGTGCCTGCCATTTCTCAATGGTGAGTGGCTCTCGGTCACCATTTCTTTTGATTACTGTTATTTCCATCTATGTCTCTAGTTTATTTGATATTTATTGGTAATGCCGCACTGGACCACACTATGTCGGTTTTGATTTGATGTAACACATTAAGATCATGAGCTATCCTCGGTTCGTAATTTAACACAGCATTATCTGCTACTAGAAAGAATTTCGAATCATGATCTTTGGGAAGCATAGACTTATGTATCTCACAAACGGTATCCATAAACCGCTGCGTTAATTTAATAGTATACAGCATGCCGAGACAAATAGCAAGATCATCTAGCTTGCCGTCGATAACCAAATGCCACGGGTCAGGCCAAGTGTTTGGTTGTTGGGGGTCTAAGAAAGGATTAACAAACGGAGCATGACTCCAGAGTTTAGCAACGTCACTCCATGGGGTGGCGCTAACTTCTAAACTATCTCTGAACTGCTTCCATTTGAATAATCTTTCGTTTCCGTAAAGATCAAACACCGTACGATATCGAATATGATATCGTTCCGGTTTGACCGGAAGACAGCGGGTTTCGATATGACAGTAACAGTGTTTCAATACCACTGTCGCCATCGTTGTCTTTTAATTCTACATTAAAAACAAAATCTGTCATAAGAATCCCCTCCGGTGTAGATGAACTGGGCGATGAATACACGTAGTTGTCGGAGAATGTAAATTCGCCCACTGACTCAGTGACCATTACTACTATTTGTCCTGCTCGTGAATGATCGCCTAACTGTAAAACATAATCTATATAGGTATATCTGTTGAATGCTGCAAAAACCGACAGTGGTTTAAAACCGTCTGACAGATAGATTATTTCATAATTCATATCTATCAAACTGACCCTGGAGGCGTTTTCAACTTCTGTAATTGCTGGTCTAGTACTCACTGCGGTGAATCCCGCTGCTTGATGCCTATTGCTGGTACTGTCAATCACAGCATTGCCATTTTTTTCTCCAAACTTCACAATGCTGGATGTTGGAGTGGCTGCGTTGTTGGTGTTGTTGCCGCAGTTAATAAATCTGGCACGTTGTATCACTGTGCCTGTGCCGTTGTCAGATATAAAGGCATGTGCGGCAATTTCTTCAAACTCACAGTCAAAGATACGCCATAGGTTGCCTTGTCCAGGCACGCCGTTGATCACTATTGCAGTGTTGCAGACAAAAAATCTGCAGCCGTCAAATTTCACGCTGGAATCAAAATTAGGCGGAGCACTAGAATCTATAGTAATCTGATCAGATCTCACTGCCAACGGAGTTGATTGCCACTCACAGTCTTTGAGAGTGATGTTGGTAACCTTGGTACCATCGAGACTGTTTTCCCAATACAATGATGGATTGGAATTTTCTATATCGCCAACAATGGTATCTCCTAACACGTAGTTACTGGTCCATTTTACATTGGTGAATGCACTATCCGCCACTCCGGTCAACACCGTTTGACCTTGATTGTGATTGATTGTTAAATTACTGATGTTAACATCGGTCGGTCTATTGCCGCTGGTAAATTCTGCAACTTCTTGGCCGGTAGCAGTAACAAATAAAATACTGTTGTTGCCTATCTGCAGAATAGCACCGTCTTTGGTTTCACCTTGTATCTTTGACGTGCTAGGAATTTTTAAGTTACTGCTGAAAAAATATGTGCCGTTGGGGATCAGCAGAGTTTTTTTGAATCTAGGATCTATGTTTCTAAATAATTCATCCAAGGCATTTTGAAAAAATGGCGTACAGTCTGTGCTGCCATCCGGTATGGCTCCAAAGTCCAACACGCTGACATATTCATCCAGCTTGGTCTGAAGCGACCTAGCAACACTTTGCGCTATGGATGGTTCAGTTTCACCGAATCTATAACTGGCCGCGAGATCTAGTATGTTATCATGCTCCGTGAGCACCTTGGTATTGCCCACATAAGGGGCACCGTCGGCCACGCTGCCGTTGCCTATAAACAGTTCCTGGGAATCTACTGCCCATGCAAATTCTGCCGCGCTCAGTTGAGGAACTCCGATTCCTGCATTCTTAAGGCCTCTTCTGACCTGGATTTTTGATATCTGGACAACAGCCATAGTAGTAAATTCCCGTTATAGAGTATTTATCTTCCTAGACTGTAGTACTCCTCTACCTTTGTGAGCCAAGCGTCCTGCCACTTGTTGAACTCTTTGGGTTCTAGTGTAAACTGTTGATACTCAAAAGCACGTGAACACATGAATATTACACCTTTTTTAATTTCTGTGCCGTAGACTTCATTATGTGCTAGTATATAGGCCATTAGCTGTAGATAGTAATCTTCAACCCACTCTGCTTTCTTGGGCTTGTTGGTCTGCTTGTAATCCATTACAGCAGGCTCGTCCTCGTGTACGCCCACTAGGTCAGTGGTTCCCGAGAACAGGCCGGGAAAGTATAGACTCTGTTCCATGGCCCATATTTCGTTTACCTTGCTGAGACCGTTTTCAATGATGACGTCTGCCATTTTGTTGGCCTGTATGTGTACGGGATTATTTCCAGGCTGACGTTGCATGCCACATACAAAACGTTCTAGGTTGCCGTGCATGGCTGTGCCAACGCCAGCGGCTTCTGTGGTAATCTGCTGTGCCTTGGCATGTCCAATTCTATCACGCCATTCATTTAAATGGGTCATGTCTTTGGTAGCTGAAAGAATTGTAGTCACTGACGGAAGTCTTTCGCCGTCTGGAGTAAGATACACTCGCTTGCGAGTAACAGGATCATTGACCTGTTGACAGGGCTTATATTGAAATTTTTCTACAAATGGAGGTGGTAATATAGTCATACTGTATATATTACAGGAAAACTACAGCTATGTCAAGCCTGGGGAGTTGCTTGTGATTGTGCTAATTGTCCAGCTGCGGCTGAAGCTGCTGTTTGGTCTACTGCGGCTTGGCTGTCAGCAGCAGTTTGGGTGCCGTCACCTTGTGGTTCTTCGTCTGGCGCACCCGGAACATTGAGTTCAATTCCGTCAGCATTAAAATTCTTAACCATCTGTTGAATAGACGGAATTGAGTCATACATGGCCTTGAATGTTTCATAGTCTGCCGTTAACTCAAATCCATTCATAGCTAGAACTTTATTAAGACCGTTCCAATTTAATTTAGCAGGTGCTTTTTTACTTGCGGCACGACCAATATAGTTACGGAGAACCATGACGAATCTATCGCCTTCATCATCGCCGCTGAATTCAAAAAATCTCATTTTATAGCTGCCAATTGTTTTTGTAGTTCAGCCAGTTCTTCTTGCTTTGATTTTATTTGATCTTGAATTTGTTTTTTTTGATTTACACGATCCAATGCCTGTTGCGCCATCATCTTTTGTTGATCCGCTGGATTCTGTGTAGGAGCAGCCGTAGGAGCTGGTCCTGCAGCCGGAGCCGCACCTAAAGGTGCGCCAGGAGTGCCTGGGGCCACTGCGGGAGCAAGTTCTCTAATTTTTAAGAAGTCACTCTCATTGGTGATATCAAAGAATTTCATCCAGCTAGAACTTTTAACAAGCGGCTTTGACGATCAATACTTTCACGCTGTTCACGTCCTGCATCACCTAGCCCACCTGCTGCTGGTTCTGCTGCTGCAAAGTCATCACCTGCACCTTCGTCGCCCATATCCATTTCTGGCTCAGCATTCATAGCGTCTGGTTCTGCAGGAGCTGTCATATCAGCACCTGGTTCTGCACCTAGCATGTCTGCAGGTTGTTCGCCGCTAGCAAGACTGCGAACGCCGCTGGATAGTGTGTCACGTGTACCTTTTAGAGTTTCCAGTGCCTGTTGAATTGCAGGGGCCACAGCTTCTATAAAGGCCTTGGCCTGCTCTTGACTCATTTCGTCACGGATAGAATCGCCTAGCTGTAATAGAGTATCGTTCTCCATGCCAGAAAGCTCTTCAATCCAACGGCCAACTCTGTCAACCATTGTCTTTGCTGTGACAATCGCAGACGCTTGCTGGATTTCACCTTCTCTTAGATTACTCATATTATCTCCTGTTTGTTCTATGCTTTCATTCTCTTTTTTGTAAATCTTATTGTCGGCTCGTTCACTGCCTTTCATACGATTCATAACTTTCTTTGCACTCTTGTCTGTGGTCATATAATCACCGGAAGTCATTGTGTTTACAATATCTTTACCTGCTTTGTCTTGATAAGACTTTAGAGTGTTAGTGCTTAATTCTGTTTGAACATTTTCGCCTTGATCAAAAGTGCCGTAGTCTTCATCACTACCATGTCCTGCTGATGCCATAGCATAGGCATCATCGGTTTCGCCGCCTTCGTCGTCTGAACCACGAGCGCCATAATCAGCTTCAATGTTGTCTAACATACGATCATAAATTTGTTCAAAGTCATCGTCGCCGTGATAGCCGGTATCGATAGTGATATCGTCATACATTTCTTGTACAGCTTGTTCGATCTCTTTGCCATATTTGCCTTGTTGTGCATTGTATAGCATGTCAAACCCGTCATCACCGGATTGTGCAACTTTTGTCAAAAATTCTTCAACTTCTGGACTCTGACCTTCTAGTTGTGTATTGTCCACAATAGGCTCATCACGCTCTGCTAGTTCTGCAACAATAGCATCGTGCATGAACTGTGCCTGAGACAATGTGTCGTTGTCCACGGTTTCATTGAAATTCGAACTGCTACGTGCTGTGTAGATCTGTGTGCGCAGCTTGTTTCTGGCATCTTCCAGCTGTTCAACACTGAATGTTTCAAGGTTGATTTTACGCCCAAAAGTTTTGGCCAACGATTCGTTGAGTCTTTTAGATGATCTATTGAATGCAAAAAGGTCTGTGGTTTTCATATTAGTAAAGGTCCAGATTGATAGTATATTTATTCAGATAGAAGCCAATCGTTGCACAATGTTTTTGGCATTTAGAGCACGATCACGGCTTTCACAGTATCTAGCCCATAGGGTGTCTGCTCGATCATGATCCCGGTTGTTGATGGATCGTTGATACTGTGCTCGTAGCATCTGACTGTCATGGTACCAACGGCCGTATTCTTGATCCAGTCTGTATAGGTTATCTGCTTGCGCTGATTGTTTGTTAACTGCCAGCACGTTGGCAATACGTATGGCTGCTAAGTTTAAGTGTATGTCCTTGTAGAGATACTCGTTTTGATATTTTAGATGTTTGACTGTTCCTTCACTGACTATCAAAACATCACCTACAAGGATTCCTTCCGCAACTTTAATTGGAAGAATCTGATATTTTTCAATTAATTTTTGTTGTGCAGAACTAACTACTTGCTCTAAGCGTTTAGAAATGTTAGTCATAAAAAAAGGACCTATGGTCCTTATTTAAGTGTGTCTAAGTTAAATTCCAAAGAACTTGGCAATAGTTAGAATGTTTAGTTCTCCGGTAAATCCCAGTCCTGCAATAAATGCCAGTCCCAGCATGCCATATATCATCAATTTGTCTTTGGCCTTTTCCATTTCTTGGATCTTGGCAGATAGTGCTGAATGTTGGACACAACTTTCGTCATACATTTTGCAGAGCTGTGCTTTGAGATCTTCACCTGTGCGATCTAGACAGTCATGTACATCTCGGACGCTGACCTTGAGATCATCAATCTTTTCATCTAGGTTTGCTACCTTGGTCTCTACTACACCAAGTCGTTCTACGGTTGTGGCCATTAGGCTATTATCCTTTTATGTTAAGTCAAGTGCTCGCTCCGAGCCATGTGCCTAAGTTAGAAATGCCTAATATGTTTTGCCTGTTAAACTGTATTTATCCCGCTTGTGTGATTTCGTATATCCAAATGTTTGCACGATCGCCCTTGCTGATAAATGCTGCCGGGTCTATATCAACTGAATTATTTAGTTGACCAGTTATGGGAACCCCATTGATATCGTCAATTAATAGTCCAACTGGATCATTGCCTTTGAGGAAAACGCTATCTCGTTCTGTGTCAAAATTCCAGGTCCAATAGGTGGCACGGCCATCTAGATCTCGCGGTAATATTCCGTCATGGCGCTGTGGGTCTGCGATAAAAACAAAATTGCTGCGCAGTCCAATGGCCTGTTGAAGGGCATTGAAATTGGCCTGTTGTCCCAATTTTATTTTGTCAGTTTCATATCTACTAGCGTGAGTTCTAGTAATATCAACGAGTGTGATAACTTGATAGCGTGCCATAATGTGCTACTATTTACACTCTTGATTGACCAGCCAACAAAAAAGCACCCGAAGGTGCTTTAGTGCTTCCCATCCCTGAGAAAAAACTATTATAGTGCGTACAATGTTGTAGGCTCTGTAACTGTTAGTGTACCAGTTGCGGTGAATGTCCAAACACCTGTACCTGTTAAAGAACCAGCACCGATGATACGACCAGCACGGATAGCCAACGTGTTGACGTCTAATGCGTGTCTGTCGCCGTAAGCGATGATAGCTAGACCGTCGCTCTTAACTTGAAAAACTGAACTAGTTGTACCGATTTCGTCAGTTACTGGTGCTGCTGAAGATGCTGTTAAAGCAACTGCGCCGCCGCCACCGCTCAATACATATTTGAATACTGTCTGTTGGAATGTACGTTGTACTGTACCTAATGCTACTGCTGTAGGGTTAACTCTTGTTACTGCTGCCATGATGTTTTCTCCTTATCAATGATCCCGCTCCGGGACCGGCAATATTAAGAATCTTCCTGATTCTTATACAGTATTTATATTGGATTGGAAAAATCACGCCAATACGGCTGATTTTAGTCGGCTCTGAAAGGAGTCCAGCGGTCTCTAGGAACCAGTTTTGATCCGCCTGCAACATAGCCTTCACCGCCTGGCTTGCCGCCTGTGGTAGCTGTGATATCGCCCTCTGCTTGATCAAGTTCACGGATCACTTCATCTTTGGCAGCCATGATCTCACGCACCAGTTCAAACAGTTTGTCCATAACGCCAGGATGCTGTTCACTATGAGCTTGTATCTTGGCAGCTTTTGCAGGAGCCTTTTGCACAAAGGCCATAAAGGCGTCAGTGTTGATATCATCTAGCTGTTTGTCTTTTGATTTGGTATTTACAAAGGTATAAATTTCCGTTTGCAAATAGCCCATACCTGCAACAGGTGCTAGTAAATTATTAATTGCTGATTGATTTTTAGCTAGAGCTTCAATTTTTGCAAGATTTTCAGCACCTACGGCAGGACGATGACTAACTGAAGTCAAGCCAAATACTTTGAGTTCTGGATTGCCACCAAACTGCTCAGGATCCGTAAAGTCCTCACCGCTCTTGTCTCCAAAGTAGCTGAATACTTTGTGTGCGGCTACTGCTATTTTGGCTTTAGCCAACTGACGTCCAACTTCACTGTTGCCTGTAACAGAGTAGGTTGTTTGGTTAGGAGTGAACGAAATTCTACCATCACCACCTTTATAAGGTTTGCCTGGATGGAATAGAATATCTCCATATACATAACCACGGAACTCTGCAGGAGTTGCTTTTTCAAATACGGGCCACAGTGCTGCCATATCACCAGCAAACTTGGCACGCCATTCTTCGCCCTTACCTCGGCTTAGAATAAATTGTTTGAGTTCCTCTGGACTAGAGCTTTTGCCTTCTTCACGTCCCCAGTTGTTCTTGCCCACCATGCGGAATGTGCCATCTTCTTCACGTCCCCAATAGACTGTGGGATTGCCGTCCCACTTGATAGTGATACTGGTATCGGGGCTGGCTAGATCTTTTAGTATCTTGATAGCCTTCACAGCACCGTTGGCTTCTGTGAATACAAGATCTTCTAGGTGGTTAAACTCTCTGCCAACTTTCTTGGGAGCAGGTGCTGCTTCAGCTTCAGTAAGGAATTCAAATGCTCTCATTTTGTTAGGTCTATCATTCTGCGCATCCAACCTATTGTTCCAGGTTGATAGCTTTCAAAGGCTTCTTTCTTGGGGAGTTCGACGCCTTGCTTACCTAATGTTTCTCTTGCACCTGCAACTAGTTCTTCGTAGTTAGGCAGTTTTTTAATATAATTTAGAATTGCATCAACTGACTTTATGTCTTTGACTGCGGCTGTTTGGCCCAGCAGTTGCTTGGCAATGTTATTCCAATCGTTGCCGTCGGGCAGTAGTTCATCTGTGGTAGCATTCAATAAGCCATGCTTGGGACTGTACTTCATACCGCGGGCACGAGCAATTGAACTCAATACAATATGGCGATGCTCACCGCGATACTCGCCTTGTCCGCCAATCATGCTACCCTGTTGGAATTTGGGATTAGCCGAAAACATAAAGTCTGCCTGTACAAATCCATTAACCGGATCACCTTTAATGGGGGTTTTCCAATGTACATTGTCGCCGCTTAGTTTGACATTTTCTTTGCCAAATTGGCTAATCAACTTTTCTGCAAATGATTTCTTATCTACTTCGTTGGCATCTACAGAAAGATCTAGATCGCCGGAACTGTTTCGTTCAAATGTGCCGTCCGGATCTTCTTTGCGTCCAGTAGTGCCTAGCCATTTAACAGGTTTTTTATCATCTAGATCTTTTTCTTTAGTAAAGTCTAGGCCTGTGATCTTTTCAATGTAAAGAATGGTTTCTTCTACATCACCCGTAGCAATACGCTGTGTTAACGGCTGCTTGTCGGGGCCTTTGAATACATTGCCCCCTTCGAATAGATTACTCGTTGTCATTGGATTCTTCTAGTTTTCTTTTGGCTTTGCGTGATTCTGCCAGTCTTCGTACACCGCGGGTAAACTTGCTGGGATCTTGTCCTTTGATAGCATTAATAAGTCTGCGCTCAAGTTCATCCGCTGATTCAGCATCATAGTGCTTGTGTATGCTTTCGAGCAGATTAATAGCAGAATTAATGATATTGGTGGCGCGACTTTCGATTAACGAATCCGTATTGCGTACTTCGGCAATTTCATTAAGTTCCTGCAGAATTGATCTGGTACGAAGTTTCATAAATTATTTCCTATTGTGTATTTAACTCATTTTAAACAATAATAACATTGTACTGAAAAATGTGCAATCGCACAAGAGCAGACTAAATACTCAGTAGAAACACTGAGTCTACACACACTTACAGGAACAGAAATGAAATACATATCACAAAAAATGCTGTCTATCATGGAACGTTTGTCAGAGATGTTTCCGGGTAGTAGCTATCAAACTCGTTTAGATCAATATCTAAACACCAAAGGCATTACCGATGCCGCTCAACTCGAAAACTATGTTCGCGAGTTCAACTACTCTCACAAGGGGAATTATCTATGAAAAACTTTTTAAACACATTAAGCAGTCTTTTTGAAAGCCTAGGCAAGGCTAGAGCAGCAGCACACCTAGCTCGATGTGGATTACATAAACAAGCTAGAGATCTAATGCTGACCAAATAAGTTCAAATAAATAATGGCATGAACTTGGTGTACATTCATGGAGCTAATGCCACAAGCGAAAGCTTCAATTATATTAGAAGCAAATTAGGTAATGGTATCGATATCAATTACGACAGTCGTAATGGATTTGAAAATAACCTAAAAGACATGCAGGCCGCACTAGACGGACATACTGATCTAGTGTTTGTTGCGCACAGTCTGGGTGGTATCTATAGCCTGCATTTGGCCAACTCAATGCCAGAATCCGTTAAGGGTGCTGTGACTCTAAGCACACCCTATGGTGGTGCTGAAGTTGCTGACTATGCTCAATACTTCCTGCCATTCAGCAGATTGATGCGTGATATTGGGCCAAGCAGTTGGGTCATGAAGCAGGCCAGAAACATCAAGATTCGGCATCCTTGGACTAATATTGTCACGGTAAGCCAGTCAGAAACATCATGAGGATATGGAATTAGTAGAGGTTGAATACAACCACTATGAAGTTGTGCTTAGTGATGAAGTGGTTGGACTTATCAAGGAACGAGTAAAAAAGTTCAAGAAATAAGTTGCTTTTTTGTCTTTAGGCATATATAATAAACTAACAGCGAAAAAGAAGTAGTTGTTAGCAACAGACATTAACACACAGGAGATTATTATGTCAGAAATTTTTACAGCACCAAAGCTACCAGAAGTAAAATTCAACAAGAACGGATACGAAATCCGCACAGACATCTTGGGAATGGCAAAAAGCCTAGTACAAGACGACTTCCATGCCAAATTCCAGGGCTGGGAAATGACTGCCACTCGTGACGAGAAGACTGGTCAAATCGTTAGTAAGGTTGAAATGCCACAGTTTCCAGGTCTAGACAAAGTACTAGAAACCGCCGAAAAGATGTATTCATTTGTTAACAGCGGCGTGAAGAAATAATTACGCTCGTAGAGCAATACAATTAGTGGTAAAAGAAAAGCACCTTCGGGTGCTTTTTCTTTATACGTTTCTAAGTTTTGCTAGACCTATATAGTTAAACAATTTAAACCACATCCAACCCAAATCAAATTCAAACCAACGACGACTTAATCGAGGATTAGCAGGATCTAGGTGATGGTTGTTGTGTAGCTCTTCACCGCCAATTAATATACCCCAAGGTACTATATTACGACTATGGTCCTTGGTTTCACCATTGCGATATCCCCACCAATGGCCTACACCGTTGATAAAACCAGCGGCCCAGAACGGTATCCATATCATTTGTACACCCCACACTAGAAATCCCCAGGACCCAAATAATACAAGATCTATGATCAACATTAAGAGAATGCCCAGGCGGCTATGGGGTGTATAAAGTTTACGTTCAATCCAGTCTTTAGGAGTACCCATTCCATATTTCATAATCATGTCAGCATCTTTGCCGGCACGGTTATAAAACTTGACTCCACCAAATACCAATGGCCAAATACCAAATACGTGGGGACTGTGTGGATCGCCTTCGACATCTGTGTTCTGATGATGCTTGCGATGGATGGCCACCCACTGCTTGGTGGTCATTCCAGTTGTGAGCCATAACCAAAAACGCATAAAATGGCTTAAGATTGGGTGAAATTCAATACCTCTATGTGCTTGGCTTCTGTGTAGGTATAAGGTTACACAGACTATTGTAATGTGCGTCATTACCAACGTTGCGATTATCATATTCATTGTTTACTTATCCGGTTGACACCCTACCAAAATAATGCTATAATATGGTATGAAAAAGAAAATCATACTTACAGACGCAGACGGGGTGTTGTTAGATTGGGAATACGCATTTGACGTGTACATGCAACAACACGGATTTATCCAACAGGATGGCGGCAATCTAAAATATAATATCGGTAGCCGTTACGGCATCGATCCTGAACAGGGTAAAAAGCTAATCAAGATCTTTAACGAATCAGCACACATGGGATTCCTGCCACCCTTACGTGATGCTATGTATTATGTTAAAAGGCTACACGAAGAACATGGCTATGTGTTTCATTGTATTACTTCAATGAGTTCTGATGCTAATGCTCAAGAACTACGCAAAATGAACCTATGCAAACTGTTTGGCAAGACAGCTTTTGAAAAGTTTATTATCCTAGAAACAGGTGCTGACAAAGACGAAGCACTTGCTCCGTATAAAGGCAAAGGATATTATTGGATTGAAGATAAAATTACCAATGCTGTTGTGGGGCATGAATTAGGACTAAAGAGTCTATTAGTTGAACACGGACACAATATGGACTACGAGCATCCAGAAATTCCGCGTGTCAAGAACTGGAAAGAAATCTACGATATTATTGTAGACTAAAGTTTCTCGCCACAATGAGGACAAGTTTGCTTGTGTTCTTCTCTACCTTGCTTTATTACTTTTTTTAACTTCCTAGCATCACGCAAACTACTCTTTATGGTTGTCCTACATCGTTCAGATTTTGTTTTTCCTAATTCAATTTTTAAATTGTTTCTTAGTTTTTGAAGTCTACCTTCAAAAATATCCAAGAAGCCCGAAAGAGTTTTATTAGTAGACATCTGCTATTCCCTATTACGACAAGTTTCTATAGCAATATTTAAGTGATATTTGATTACACTAATATTACAAATTCGTTAATTTGTTAGAAAAATTAGCCAAAAAAAGTGCTCACTTAAGGATGCCCTCGGGCACGACTCCTACTATCATCCTCGCCCAGCAGCCGGGCACACCAAGTAACGCAAGCGTTCCTAAGGTAGGTGTTCTATCTCTTATCACTAGGAGTACTTGCTGGCAAATGATCTCTACCATAATGCAACTTACTGCCTAAAATCTTTTCTAGTGCTACCATTAACTCCGGGCCAACTAGATGCTTACGCAACCATTTCTCCGCTAGACTATTTACAATCTTTTCATTGCGGTAGACTCCGCCTTGGGATTTGTGGTTGGCATAGGCGTGATATGCTTCGTGAACAGCAATGGCCACTGCCGCTGCTTCGTGGCTTTCTAGATCTTTAACTTCTATGCTTCCACCGGGTTCATCATCATTGGGAGTAAAGTGCCCGTCTCTTGAACCTTCCCATACTAGATACATACCTGATTGTAATTCATCCTCATCGTCTGTGACTAGATTTTTACCTAGCACATCTTGTATAGCATCATACACTGACCAGGGTGTGGCTGCACGACCCCTAATCTCAGTGTTAGGCATCATGGGTTTATCTTCGGGATCAAAGTCTCCGTACCGAGCTCTTAGAGCCGCGTCAGAAGTTTTGAGTTCCGAGATAAACTCATAGGATCTCATAGATTAATTGCACCAACTTTGTTTAGCGTCACCGTAGTATTCACGAGCCAAGCCGTTGCTAATAAGTCCTTGTCTAATGCTTTGTCCGTTTACCAAGATATCTCCCAATATACGGCCACCAAACTTATCCCATCCATAGATAATAACCTGGTGCTTTGGGTGGGATTGTAAGGCTTGAGTTGTAAATTTACTCGCCAATTGCGCTCGCTGGTCTTCTTGTGGACATTGAGCTCGGTGTCCTTTTTCCGGTGTGTCAACTCCGTAGATTCTAACAGCCAGTTCGGGCTTGAGCGGTGCTGGTAGAAAGGGGGCGGCGATTACAATAGTATCGCCATCACTCACTCTAATGACCTGTGCATCGTAGGTCGCTGATTTTGCAGGCATCTTGCCCTGTGCTAATGCCAGTACTGGCACTAACAATAATACTGCTAACAATTTGTTCATTTTAGATCCTCAATATCTATGTAGTTTATTTATCGTGTATCCAAAATCCCAATCTGTCACCTCCGGGACTTTCATACCATTTGGTTCTAGGAGGTTGTGGTAGGGGATTGTCCCGCCATACTGGATAAATGACATCGCTGTTGTGATTACTGAAATCGTCGTTCCACCGTAGGTGTACTTCGATAATCTTGCCATCCACGTACTCTACATTGACCCAGGGTGTTAGTCGCCATAGTTCACCTAACACTTCAGGAAACTTGTAGCGTTCTTCAATGCGTTCCCAGCGACTGAAACGATCTAATCTGTCAGGATCATCTCTAAATCCTTCTACTGCTAGATGTTGTATGCCGTAGTGAAAGTCTACACTGGTATGCCGTCCTTCGAAACATTCGCACCAAAAGTATCCGTCGGGTACTAGATCAGTGTCCTTGGGTGTTAGCCATTGTTTGCTAGCCCCTCTGCTCATCATGCGTATATTGGTGATAGGACGAACTATATATTGTCCTGGTTTAGGTACAGCAATGCCAGCAGGACCAGCAATATGGTCCAACTTGCGGGCCAATATCAGTTTGTCGTAGATCCACAAGTAATCTGTAGGACAACTTGCCCATACATCTTTGTCATCGATGAACATAGGTTAATTTAGTCGTTCATTCGCCATTTGTTTTCTGGCAATCCGTAATCCCATTTAGGATCCATCTCAACATTCCATCTAGTGGTGGCCACATGAAAGTCTGGTATCTTCATTTCTTTGGGATTACTTGCTGGTTCAAGGATAACAATACGATTGTTTGGCTGTGCGGCAAATTGTCCATTGTCGCATTTGATAAAGTTAAAACTCTTGTGATCTTCGACGTCTTCGCTATGACCACAATCTATAGTATTAAAATCGGGATGAGCAGAATCAACAGTGAAAAGATATTCACCCCCTAACCAAGAGCCATCTTTCATTTTGATCTTGCATCTCATATTGGCAATCATTGCTTTTCTAATCACAGTGACGTCATAAGACATGCTGTTCCATAATTGTAAAAAATCTAAAGGATATGGATCACCTTCTATGGGTTTCCAACAGAATGCGTGTAATGGCAGCTTGTCATATAGCGCACCATATTGATTCAAGTATGCTTCAATGCGGAATGCCTGACTGCGTTGGCTTTTAAGTGTGATCCACCAACAGGGTTCTAATTCCCCGTGTCCTTTTTCAAAGTCGTAGAGAAATTCTTTACGAATAAAACATTTTACTGGTGGCAAGTTTGCAACTAGAAAACTCATCAGTTATAGACTCGTTGAATACCTTTGTCTACACAATCTGCACATTCACAGTCTGGGCAATCGCAGTCGTCTGTCATACAGCTGAATCCACAGTGTGCGGTACACCAGCAGATGCATTTGGGTTTTAATCTTTGATATGTTGTGTCATTGTCTTCCATTGTTCGCCTCTACAATGTTGATATATTTTCTGTACATCTTAATTCTCTATTAATAATAAATCAAAGGCTGCGGTATATCTACCGTTGTTGGTTCTGCCTGATACTCGCACATCAATATCCGACTTTTCTGGAATGGGTGGCGGAAATGTAAATTCATAAAGATACTGTCCACCGGCTCCACTGACTTCAAAGGTATGCTGTGTTCTAAAACTTTCTTCGCCAAAGTATCTCACAAACATATTGCCTGTGGCATCAGAAGTACTCTGCGCTGAAGCAGTACCTTTGTAAAGATAACCAGTGTATCCAGCAGGTACTGTGTACACAGCCATCAGTGTCTGTCCTTTGGTAGCAGTGATACGAGCCACTGTGGTTGAATTTCGTTGTATCTCAATGTTGCCTACATTTGTAGTGCCGTCTGCTACGAACGCTCTAAACACTCGCTTGAACACCACAGTACCAGTGTTGTTGCTGGCTGCGGTCAGTGTGATAGATTCTTGTGTT